ACCTAGATTAGTGCCTTTTTCAATTTTCTCCTTAGCAAAGAGCCCAATGTCATCAATCTTTGAAAAGCCGAGTCTTAGGTTGAGAGGTAGCGGCCGATAGGTTGGTACAAGTCCAAAGCTCATTTTCTTTTATCCTTTAAATAAATTATATCAGCTGACGGTTCCTCTGGAGCGTAGTGATCAATGATTTGTTCTAACTTATGAAGTTTGACCTGTGCATGCGGCCAGACCAGCATGGCAAATTGTAAAGCTTCTCTGAAACTACAACGCCAACGCCATTGAGGCTTCTTTCCTTTTGGTACTTTCTTCGGACGTACCGTTCCCATTCCGAGCACCTCATGGACCCATTGAATAACATATTTATGAGTCATTGATATCTCACAATGAATTCTCCATACTTTATATTTTCCTTTTGTTCTTTTTTCCCACCGTTGGGCGTAGTCTACAGAACCTTCACCATCAAAGAGTCCTGCTATATAAGCCTTATCATTTTCAGTTAACATATTCTTTCCTCATTATATATTTTTGATCACCTTTTTTAATAGGAACAAATCCCAAAACTTTGGCAACCGATTGAATTAAATCCATATCATACGTTAAATAATCATCAAAACAAAAAGTACTTCCTCTATGAGCACGTTGAGAGAAGAACATAAATTGTTTTAAAATATCTTCGGTTTTATGAGGTCCATCAAAATGGACACAGGTATATTTTTCACAGAGAATTGTTTTTTCGTTATAGACTGGAATACCATCAGCATAACGTTTCATAAATTCTGTGTCAGTAAGATTCATTAATTGGAATTGAGGATAGTCTAAAAAATCTTTTTTTAATCGTTCTTTCATTTGATTAGTATAATCTGCACTGTGGTTTTTCTTTACCGTTTTTCCTTTATCATAGTGTGAGTAACTTAAATTTCCATAGGGGTCAATACCAACATGAAGATAAGTTCCTTGATACTTGTTCCTTATTTCTTCAATCATGACCTTGGAGCCGAGTCCTTCGCGCACACCAATTTCGCAGGTAAGAATATAGTTATGTGGCCTAAGATTATAACTACTTTTTACCGTTTCTTTAAGTAAATCGTATTCTTCACTGTCTCCCAAAATAGTCATTAGCTCCTTTCTTTGGAACCCACAAACCTTTATCTTTCGCGTGGGTCCTTATATCTTTCTTAGTTGTAATAATTGTAATAACATTCGTACCTGCATAGGTTTTTGAATACATATTTTGACTAGCTACAAAACTTCCGGAACCCATTAAAACCGCTGCCCATTCAGTGCAACTGGTGGATCCCATTAGAATCAACATACATAGTATTAGGATCATTTTTTGCATGTTTTAGTTCTCCTTCCGATTCGCAAATCCAACACTGCTTAATTTGGTCTTTGCCTTCGTTATCTTTTATTTTAATGTACCCGTTGCCATGGCATTGGGGGCAGATTGATGTTTCCATTTTTTTCTTCCTTTATTTTCTTTTTTACTTTCTGCTGCACGTATGATGCTTCTCTTCCCGCACATTCGCACACGAGCCTAAAACGTTCGCTGTTTCCTAATAGCCACGCTCTTGCTGTGCGTCTTGCAAACCCGTCGCTACTTATAAAAGCGTCCCGAATAGCCTGATGAAGAATAGCAACAAAGATTTGATTCTCTGCACTCATGTTACCCTGGCGAACTTCAACTTTAAAAAAATTAGAATGTTTACTTGCTCTGCCCATGAGAATTCGTCTTTTTAGCTTTCTTCATTTCTCTGCGTGCCAACCATTCGATTGTTTTGGACAAACTTAGTGGTACATCAAATATCTCTTTACTCAGTACCTGTATCTCTTTATAAGTTTGTTTGGACAAAGAAACGTTTTTAAAGCGTGTTATATCTGTCATAATTTTTATCCTTATATATTATATGGGATAATATAGAGAAATAAGTTATTGTTGTCAACATGAAATTTATTTTAGTAATCTGGGTGTGTACTTTTTTGCAGGAAAATGCCTGCATGAAGCCTATCAGATATCCAAAAGCTTTTGATAGTTGGTATGAATGTTCCCGTACAGCTCATATAGAATCGGTTAAGGTTTTATCCAAGATGGGTTATGCATATGTAAATAAATATCAAGTAGGAACCAAGTATTCATGTATGGTTGAAAGATCTATTTGACAATGTGGCAGGATTGTGTTAGCGAATAGCTTATCACATCCTTTAATTATACTCTCTGTTGCTTATTCTTAGAAACAGAGAGCTATTTTTATACTTCAAAAACTTTTTAAATTGATTGATTGCAGCTTTAATTGCGCGATCTATTTCTTTTTGATTTGTGAATAACTTCAGGCTTTCCCCTGGCCTTTATATTTCTTATACTTTTTCTTTTTGGAATGACGCCCAGGGCGCTTTTTATGGGTCTTTTTTATATGAGTGTAACCGTAAAGACTACTAGATTTTTTTCGACTCATTGGGTGCTTCAAACTTAATATTATCTTTAGAAAGTATTGCAGGAATATAACTTATTTTTCCATTAATTTTTTGTTCAAGATCAGAGCCGCATACTGTACATCTGAAAAAATCCTTACATAAAGAGATAAATACTACATTGTGAGCACAGGTAGGGCATGTTCCGTTAACCAGTTCCGCCTTAATTTTAAAGTCGTCTCCAAATCCTCCATGTCCATAGCTCATAATTAATCCTGGATTAGTTTTTTCCACTCTGTATCGACAGTCAGTGGTCCGCGTAAATGTGGTTGTTTTATAGAGTCTCGATAAGGAAGAGTAATATCAGTGGTATCTTCTTCAAAAGAAACTTTTCCTATAAAAAAAGATTCGAGTTGCTCTCTAGGTGGTTGAGCTTTAGGTACCCATCCCGGAGCGATATATTTTATTTTTGCCATGTTTTACCTTCCTTGTATATTTAGTTTTATCCTTAAATCGTTTGGAAGTAAAGAACTGAAGTACCTTGGCAATAGGATTTCTTAGTTTTTTTTCTTTAGTTTTTCCCACAGCATTTTAAAGTAAATAATAATTTCTTTGTGCATTGCTATTAGATAGCCCGTAAGTACAACGAAAATTAATAACCAGAGCATTAACTACAGTTATTTTTATCTAGGTCTATTGGCTTGTCGTTATAGAACCATACCCATGATGAAATTTTAGTCCCATCTTGTGTATAAGTACATTTTTTGCCTACCGAACAGGCGCTTAAGGCAAATAACAGTGCGAGCACTAAAAATAATTTATTCATGTTCCTCCTTGTTTAATTTGACTGTGTATTCATATGTTGCCTGTTCCGAATCTTTTTGTTCATCTAGCTGACAACATTCTCCAGATTTTTCTTTTTCCTTAGTATGTGTCTTACAACATTTTGTTTTGTCTATTGGCATGTTTCGCACTCCTCATTATTAGCTACTGTTGCTGATGGTTTACAGCTGCACGATTGACATGGGCATACACCATTCATATCGGAATGTTCCTTCAAAGAACAATGACAATCACAATAACAACTTTTACATTTATCGGTCATAAAATTTTTTACCAATATATATCAAATGTTTTTTAATCTTATATTTTGATATTATTTGTCTTATCTTCCACATTAGTTTTTTCATCACGTATATCCTCAAGTTTCATGTGTGTTTTTAATGTTCGATTATTTATAGATTAGTTTACTAAAAAATAAATAACAACGATAACTACCACAATAGCAATAGATACCTTTGGATGAGCTTTTGCTAGTGCCCAAACTTGTTTTACTTTTTCCATATTTTCCTCCTAATGTATTTTGCCCCAGTTTTCCCCAGCTTCATAGTCTACCTTATTAGGAACCTTGAGTTCAACTGCTGCTTCCATTATTTGTATTATCTGTTTTGCCTGTTTATCATCTTCTACAGAAATGTCCAGTTCATCGTGGATTTGTATGTGTGCCACTATGCCTTCTTTATAAAGTTCTAGCATACATTTTTTTGTCATATCAGCAGCTGATCCTTGAATAAGTTTATTTAATGCTTTGTAAGTAAAGGCTCGTTTAATTCCTCCAGGCCCGTGTTCTTGAACAGCTTCTTCAAGTGATAAAGGTTTATGGATTCCAAAGTAATTAGGTTCCCATAAATGAAATCGGCATAATCTTCCTAAAAGAGTTCGGATCTGTCCGCGTTGCTGAGCTCGATTGGACACTGCATTCATTAATTGTTTAACAAATGGAACTTTCCCATGATAAAGTTGAAAAAGATTTTTTGCTTTTTCTTCGCTTACTCCTAGCTCGGCTTGAAGTTTAGCTTTTCCCATTCCATAAAATAATCCAAGATTAATAGTTTTAGCTTGTAGTCGAGGAATGTCTGCCATATCTGCTACAATTTTATGAAAATCTGCGTCTCCATCTTTATAAGCATCTACTACATTCATGGCAGAAGGAAGTTGTTGAAGGGATGCATAGTGAACTACTAATCTTGGTTCTTGTTGATTGTAGTCAAAGCATCCCCACTCGCATCCTGATTCTGGTATAAAAAGGGAACGAATCAGAGGACCTAAGTCCTTATTGCGAGCAGGAATTTGTTGTAAATTCGGATTGGCATAACTAAATCTACCTGTAACGGTTCCTCCACTGTCAGATCGAATCTGATTTATGTCTGCGTGGATACGTCCATTATGCTCAAAGCGAATGATTGTATCAATAAAAGTTGTATGTGCCTTGTTTATTTCTCGAGCTTTTGCTATCTTGTTAACTATAGGATGTGAATGAGAAGAGAGAAAATTTTTAGTAAAGGAGGGAGCATTTGTTTTTAAAGTTCTTTCGTAAGGTATTTTTAGTTTGTCAAAAACCATGGCAATGGATCGTGCTGCCCATATTTGGGTATCTATTTTTGTTTCTTTTTTTATTTCTAGCAGGAGTTGCTTTTCTTGTGATGCTAATTGTTGCTTCAGTTTGTGAGCTTTTTGAACATCCACTCTCACCCCAAGAAATTTCATGTCCACCAGACAAGGAAAAAGATTAGACTCTAATTCAAAGATAGCTCCTAGATCCTGGTTGCTTAATTCTTTCTTCAAGGCTTTCCATAAATTATAAGTAAGTTCAGCATCTCTCTCAGCGTAGGTTCCAACATACATTGCAGGAAGTTTCCACAGTTCTGATTTGGGATTTATTCCCCAGTCGTCAGCGGCGTTTCGTAAAGCAGTTTCTGCTTTTCCCCAGCCTACATATTCTTTTCCTAAACTATTTAAATCATAACGAAATCTATTTTCATTTATTAAAGATGAAGCGATCATAGTATCAACGACATCTCCTTTAATTTCTATTCCCATAGACCGGATCCAACAGACATCGTACATAGCGTTGTGAAAAATTTTGACAGAGTTAGATTTACAAAGGTCCGTAAACCATTGAATTACCTTACTTTTTTCGAGGTTGTCTCCTCCTTCATGGTCGAAAGGAAAGTATCCTACAAAACCTTCGGTTGCTACAGAGATACCTACAACTTTTCCATTTTTAATTACGGAACCTGATCCCTTAGATTTTAAATCAGGATCCTGAGTTTCTAAATCAATTGCTATTTCCTGACGATCGGTAAGGTCGGGAAACTCTGTCGGTTTAACCCATTCTGTTTCAGGTTTGAAAACTAAATTATTCATATATTCTTTATTGTTTTTAATATTAAATCTACATCATTTTTTGCTAAGTAAAGAGCTCCAACTAAAATACCTTTTAAATCATCATTAAATTTACCAAATCCTGAATTACAATAAACACAGATCCATCCTCTAAATACTGGGTTCTCATCATGTGTATGATCTAATTGTAGGCTACCCTTATTGCTATATTTTTTTCTATTTAAAACCTTTACTGCTTTTACTTTACAACATTGACAGTGGTCTGGTTTTGGTAAATTTTCTATGGCAAGTCGCTCCATGATAGTAGCATGTTTATTTGTACAATTTCTACATGCAGATCGCCTTGCTCTTTCCCCAAAATAAGTACTAAAAGCTGAAACAGGTAATTCTTTCTTACAATAAGTGCATGTTGCTGTGCCATCTTTAAACTCTTGTAGAAAAACTTCATCCTTTTCGTCGAATAAATTTATTTGTTGTAAACGTCCTTCAGGAGAATCTTTTTCTATTATCATATATTATAAATTGCTTTTATTACAAAATACAAAAGAATACATAGAACGGTGATAAGAAAAAGATCGGATGGCCACCATGGTTCGTGCATTATGAATAATCTCTTTCAATAATCATATCTATAAAATGTTTTGCTTTTTCCAAATCTTCCTTTCCTCCTTTATCCTGATGACGTACTACATATTTAATAACACTTCCTTCAGGAAAGAGCAACCTGTTTTCGACTACAAACTTGCTTGGCTGGATTTTCATTTTTTTATAATGATCTCCACCGATTTGTTTATCGTATTCACTCATTAAGAGATAATAGCATTAAACCAAATACAAATGTATAAAGACAAATGACTGTAATGGCTGTAATGTTGTTCATATTTTAAATTCTTTACTCCTATCCTTGGATCTTATTAAAAACAAATTGTGTTT